TTATAATACTGCAGAGTATATTGAAAATGTAAAAGATGAATATAAAGAACCTGAAACTTCCGCTCGTATTCGATATATAATCAATAACTATGATGATGAAAATCAACCAAGTTTTAGAGACAAATTTGGTCGTTCTGCTATGTCATTCATTGCATTTCAACAAGTAGATCTTTCTATTGCAATCAATACTAACTTGCTCATGCGTGTCGGCGATATGATTTTCGTTGAATTGCCAGAATTTCATGGATTCAACTTGAATGATGCTGATCAATATCTTTCTGGTTTTTATATAGTATCGGAAATTAAAACTATTATGAAACAGGGTGGGCTTAGTGCTTCTTATGTTAGAATCAACCGTGATTCCTTCACTAGAGATCTCGCACTAAAACACAACTATGTTTTTTCATCAAATGATCCTCAAGTATCAACAACAAATCCGATGGGACCTAGATAATGATAGTAGATGATCTTTACGGTTCTCAGCAATATAGATGGTTTACAGGTATCGTAAAAGAAATTGCTGACAACGACCGAGTAAAGGTTCGTATCTTTGGTATTCATAAGATGGATGATACTACAGATGTTTCTGACGGCGATCTGCCATTAGCAATGGTTGTATATCCAACAAATAGTTCAGGTGGTGGACATGCGCTTGCTCCTGGCAAATGGGTTGTTGGATATTTTGCAGACGGTGATGATTGTCAGCAACCAGTCGTTACGGGTGTTTTAAAGGGCGGTTCTGGTGCAGGAGATAATTCATCTTCGTCACCCTCTGGCACAGCAACTCCTGGTGCAGATGGGTCTGCAACAGACACAGGAACACCCACAACAAATTCTAGTGATAGTCCTGCTGCAACAGCCTCGCCGACCGATCTTAAAGGCGGATCTAATGTTCAAAAAGCATATAACTTCTTGTATGAAAGAATTCAACAGTCAGGCAAATCAGGCGGAAGTATTCATATTCAGACAAGCGCCTTGTGTGCAGCGCTTCTAGCAGAATCCGGATGTAATCCTAGATCAGCAGTAATGGATTCTAACAAATGGCCTTCAAAAGGTATTTGTCAGTGGAACAGAGAACGTCTATGGAAATTAGAAAGATTATACGGTGAAACAAGTTCTCAAGAAGATAGAAACACAAAGCCAATGAACTGCACACTAGAACAGCAGTTAGCATATCTTTATGATGAATTAAAGGGTCCTGAAAATCGTGCCTTCAATAAACTATTAGCATCAGCAAACCCATCAGACGCTACAGATGCAATGATTGCTTTTGAGCGTCCAGGTGGTGTATGGAAAAAGCAAGGTAATGTATGGGCAGCAGATCGCTCACACCCTGAATATAATAAACGTCTTAAAGGCACAATGGATTGTATGTCTAAACTGAAATATGAGGCTAGATAATGGATAAAGTAGGACCGGGTAAAGTCGCACAAGCGAAGAATCTTTATTTTAAAACTTCTAACGATCCCCGAGGAACGAAAGTTAATATTCAAGGATTGGGCGGGAACTATGTAATTGATATTGATGGTTCAGTATATGAAGTATCTGCATCATCAGGTGAATCTGCAGCAATCACTATTGTTGGTGGCATAGATACATTTGTAAATGAAAAAGAATATAGACCTTATAGTTTCTACATCACTCAAAGACAGAAAATTTCAATATATGAGATTTTAAGAGAACTATCACAAGTAACGGTAAAAGCGCAGTTATCTGCGGGTGATAATGAAATACTTGACTTTTTAGTAACCAATACTTACTCAAACTATTGTGGATAAAAATAAATGTCACTAGGCGATTTTAATTTAAATAATAAAGAATCAAAAGCAATAACGAATCCTGAAGCTAACGGATTAGGTCCGGGTGGGACTGAGATTCAACATGCTACTCCTCGTATTCCTACATTTGCTGTGTCTGTCAAAGAGGGTGCGGTTCATCAATCAGATGTCCAAAAGACATTCTCAGGACCTTTTGCCGGAACAGGCACAGGATCAGGATTAGCATCTGGTGCAGAAGATTCACATGGGTTTTCTACACCAACAGGAAATAAGATTCATATTAACGGATCTGCAGGTTCAGAATCAATTGAGATCGTGCACCATACAGGTTCAGCAATTATGATTGATGCCGATGGTGCTATTTTCTTGATGCCAGCAGGACTTAAAGGATTTGGATTAAACGCTGCTCAAGGTGATGGCGTCATTGCTGCAGGACAGCGTATTGTAATTAAGGGTAGTTCGGGTATTACTGTTGAAACAGAAGGTAATCTTGAATTTAATGTTGGCGGACATCTATATATGGACGTTGGTGGCGATTATGTTCTCAATGTTGATGGTGCAACAACATTTTCATCTGACGGCACACTAAACTTTGAAGCAACTAAAGATCTTGTTGAAACAGTAGGTGGCATCAAAAGAACAACAATTGCTGGTGACTTGAGAACACAGGTTGTTGGACAGACACGATTTGACACAGGCAAGACATTTGAAGTTCGTGCTAATGATGATATGAAACTAAACTCACAGCGTGCAATTGACATCCAGGCAAAGGAAGCATCTGCATTTGAAGTTGACACAGGTAGTTTAAATCTATTAGCAAAAGATGATTTACATATTTCTTCACAGAAATCAATCTATACAGTTTCTAAAGAAGACACAACACTCGAGTCAAATCAAAATGTTGCTTTCAGAACAAAAGGTAATGCCATCATTAGTTCACCTGGCAGTTTACACTTTGATGTATCAAATAACATTGATATGAGAGCAAATAATGTGTCTCTATCAGCAGCAAACAATTTTATTATTTATGGTGATGAGTTCACACTTAATGCTGCAAATTGCTATCATCTTAAAGCTGATCAGGCAGGATATATCGATGCGGATTCAGCTTTATATATTACTACACTTTCAACAGATATAAGTTCTCTTAATAGAATTGATTTAAGAACTCTTCACTATCATACATATCCAAGTATGGTATCTACAGCAGATGCTGCTTTTCCTGAAACAAGTACAGCAACACCTGCATATCCTTTACCGATTGAAATTACAGACCCTCGTGCAACACCGACTATTATGTCACCAAAGGCTGCTGAATTCCCAGACGCAAATACAATCTTAAACACTATGACAACAGAAGTTGAAGCACCAGATTTTCCTCAAAATGCAAAGAAGATGAACGCTGAAGAGATGTCTCGTTATGAGAACGAAGGCGGTACACCAAACCCACGTGCAAAAGCAAGAGCACAACCAAACCAGGGTGCAGGTTCACCAACAAAGATGGGTGAGTCAGCAGGAGCAATTCCTGATTCTTCAAACAAAGATTATGAAGGATCAAACAACAATCAGAAAGGTGAAAAGAATCCGTCACCTCTTCCTTCATCAGTTCAAAATGCTAATGACAAATTGTCTCGTGTTGTGACTGTTGGTATGTTGCCTGGATTAATGAGATGTGGTGCAACAAACAACGGATTGTCAAGAGCAGAAATTTTAAAGAATGCTGCTCATCTTTCATATAACGTGCTTGATCCTATCTTAAGACAATGGGGCGGCAAGATGAAGATCACGGATTATCTTCGTATTGGTTCTGGCGGTTCAAGACACTATTCAGGCAAAGCAGTTGATATTGCATCAGCATCTCGTAATTTTGCAGAAACAGCAGAATGTGCTAAATGGGTTCAAGAAAATGTTGCTTTCGATAGATTGTTCTTAGAGGCAAATCATGCAGGAACTGTTCATATGCATATTGAAGCAGCACCTGAAGGACAATCTGGTGCAAGAACAATTTGGACATGTCAAGATCCAAAATGTAACACAAGAAAAGATGGATTAGATTTAGCATACGCAGTTCAAGGTCTTAAGAAAATGGGGCTAGCATAACATGGGTGATAATAACGTTAATCAAGCAGAGATTGATGCTTATAATCAATCGTTAGATTTTACTAAGTATCCAGAAACAGGTATACCTGTTGTTGTTGAAGATCCGCCTAGTACTAATATTGAGATTCAAGACAATCCCGGAACACCTGCACCTCCTGATCTTGTTCAGACATTCGATGATCAAGGAATACCACAACCAAAAGAAATTGACTCTGAAGCACAGAGACAAAGCAATTTCAATAATGCATTTTCTGGCGGACAAACAACACCTCCAGAAACATCTAATGGCGGATCTGAAACTGTATTAAGTCCTGACATGGTTGCCTTGAAACAAAAAGGTTACCTCCAGGAAAAAGGATTTGCTGGCGATCAGTCATTAACAAATGAAGATAAAGCGTTTAATATGGCAGTTAATATGGCTGCAAATATTACATCAGTTGCAAGAAACGTTGCAGCAATCAAAGCAACATCATCGAGACAAAGACAAAAATATTATGATTATTTTTTATATGATCCTGAAAAAGAATTACTTCAAGCTAAAGCAAGACAATTTGCATCACTAGGTATTATTCCTTATGATGTATTAGAAGAATTTCTTTATATTCTTATCACTATAGACAATCCTACGGATCTTTATCATATCGCCTGTGTTGTTGGAATTAGAGAATTAGAAAATCCAAACCTTGTTAGAGAACCTATACCAATATTAACATTGAAAAATCTTTATAAAGTTGGGTATCTTGCTAATGGTGTTGCATCAGTCAATTTTCAATATAGCAAAAAATACAATGCAATTTATGCAATGGATCACCAATCTAGTCCTTTTAGTTCGCTACAAAATCTTGCAATGATTTCTGGAAATGTGGATGCATTGGGTGGTGCATATTCAGCGGCACAAAATGCTGCAGCAATATCTGGTCTTGCAAGTTCTGCAACAATGGTTGGAGGCAATTTGCTTAATGCTGCTCTAGGCCAATTTCCTGTAGTAGGAATCATAACAAATCAAATTACAGATGTTATCTCAGATATTGCTACAACTGTAGCATTAACTTCAACATTTGCTGCATTACCATCATTACCAGATACAGTTCCCGGTAAGGTTGCATATCAACTAGCGATGAGTCAACTACCAACAATTTCTGGTAATATGTCTAATATCAATACAAATCTTGGTGCAACAGTATCTACAATCAATATGTCTGGAGTTTCTTCTATGATGAATATTGCAGGTCCTCTTATGTCATTGACAAGAACAATCCGTGATATTCAAAGATTGACAGATAGCGTTTCTGGTATCTCAAACATTGCAACATCTGCTGTTAAGAAAGGTGATATTTCTACAAACATGATTAAGATAGCAACTCAAGGTGCCTCATTGTTATCTGCAGCAAATAGCATCTTAAGTTTAGTCAATGCGCTTAAGAGTCCAGGAAACATTGGATTGGCTGCTGGGATGCAAATGGCAAAATTAGGTGGAACGTCACCTTCAGGAATTATTTCTGAGTTAACACTTGGACAGCGCATACCACCATCAGTCTTATATAAGAACCCACAACTACAACCGCCATCATATGCAGGTAAAGCATTCTTCGGCGAAATGCCTGGCGCACATGGTGCAATGGATCAGATGTTCTGTAAAAGAATTGGTGCTTTCCCGAATAATCCTTCTGGTGCAGGTGTTTCATCTTTTGGTATGCAAAACCATGCATCAATGGGCGGATCTACATCATTGGTTAACATGGTTTCAAGAATTCTTATTGGCTCACCTATTGCTCCAACATCAGGTGTTATTGCAGATATCATTAATACAAAAACAAACAATCTATGCAATATTCTTAATGTTCCAACAAATTCTGTTATGGAAGCAAGACGATCAGATAATTCTATTCCGTTTATGATTGCTATGGCATCTGTTATTGTTGATGATACAACAAGTCCTTTCCCAACATCTATTCATAACGATGGATGGAAACTAGCATCAAGTGTTGGAAATGAAGTGCAAAGATATAATCCACAATACCTTTCTGTTTGCGCTACATCATTATAAATACTATTATGACAATACAAACCCAACGCCAAACTGCAAGATACAAAGATTTTTATATCAACTTTGACGCCCATCCGGTTCGCAAAGATCTCTATGTGCTAGAAGATACAGATTCTATTAAGAATGCTATAAAAAATATCTTGTTTACAGATCCCGGTGAGCGTTTCTTTGCTCCATACTTTGGTGGTGGTATTCGTGCTTCATTGTTTGAAAACATTACAAATAACACCGCCTATATCATTCAGAAACAAGTTGAAATTTCAATTGAGAACTTTGAACCTAGAGCAAATTTAATTAGGGTGGTTGTGACTCCCTATGAAGATCAAAATGCTTATGCTATTACTGTGGTCTTCTCAACAATAAATAATCCTAATCCAACTACATTCAATACCATGCTAACTAGAGTAAGATAATAATGGCAAGTAACACAGGATTCTTATCAACAACAGAATTAGACTTTACTGCTATTAAGTCTAACTTGATTACATATCTTAAATCACAAGATCAGTTTGCAGATTATAACTTTGAAGCATCAAACTTCAATGTGTTGTTGGATGTTCTTTCATATAATACATATCTCAATTCATTCTACCTAAACATGGTAGGATCAGAAATGTTTTTGGATACAACCCAATTAAGAGAATCTGCTGTATCACATTCTAAAGAATTAAACTATCTTCCTCGTTCTAAAACATCTGCTGTTGCATATGTAAATATCTCAGTTGATCCCGGAACTCGCACACCTGATTATATAACTATTCCTAAATTCTATGCGTTTTCTACACAATTAAACGGAACAACAATATATTATACAGTCCCAGATGATATTCTTATAAGACCCGTAAATGGTGTATATGCTGCAGCAAATGTTGCAATTTATGAAGGTTCTGTAGTTGAAGAATACTTTAACGTTGCAGCAAATACAAATACATTTACTCTACAATCAGAAAATCTTGATACACGTTCTGTGACAGTATATGTCTATGAGTCATCAATAAGTCAAACGTCTTATCTATATACGATGGCAGAATCATTGTTTGGGTTGGATGGAACATCTAATGTATACTTCATGCAAGGTTATGCAGACACAAAATATCAAATTGAATTTGGCAATGATGTTACAGGTAGACAGTTAACTAATGGT